ACTGATTGATCCAAAAAAGTATAGTGAGACCGTTGACCTATTGAGGTCATTTTTTTTGTCTAAAGGTTTTCTAGAGGTTCATACGCAAAACCGTTTAAGTATTCTTGCTGCATGTGAAGATCCAGAAACAGTAGCAACATACAACTACGCTGGCAATGTATGGCCATTACCACAGACAGGACAGATGTGGCTAGAATATGAATTACTTTCCAACCCCGAAGCAGAGGGGTTTTTCTGTGTCTCCACTTCATACAGAGCAGAACCAAATCCAGTTCCAGGCCGACATGAGATTATATTTCCCATGTTTGAGTTTGAAATGAAGGGAGGTGTAGAAGAACTTAAGAAGATGGAAATTGAATTATGTGAACATCTTGGATTACCATTAGGTACTGAAAATATTCAGACCTATGATGATTGGGGCAATCAGTTCAATGCAAAAGAACTTGACCACGATCATGAGGATAAGATTGGTACTGGTATGATTACTGATTTCCCTGAGTTCACATCACCATTCTGGAATATGGCAAGGAATGATGATGGTACTAGTAAAAAGATTGATGTTATCCTTGGTGGTAAAGAAACAATCGGTAGTGCTGAAAGAAGTACAGACAAAAAACAGATGAGAGATACATTCTATACCATCTCGGATGGCCAGTATGCACAACTCATCATTAATTTGTTTGGTAAGGAAAGAGTAGAAGCAGAACTTGAGAAGTTCCTTGAGTTTGATTTCTTCCCCAGAAGTGGTGGAGGTATTGGTATGCAACGTCTAATGTCAGCCCTTTCATAGGGCTTTCAATGTGAGGTGGCGAAACGGTAAACGCTCTAGTCTGTTTAACTAGTGTTCCTGGCGGGACTTATAGGTTCGACTCCTATCCTCACAGTTAAAAACAATATTTATGGTATAATGTATTTGTCAGAGAAATACTGACTGCGGTGATCCCCTTTGGTAGTTTCAGGATTAGCGGCGATAGGAAACTACCTACTAAATATAACAGGAGACCTGCTTTCTACCATGCTCTGCAAAGTAAGAAAATCACTCAAAGAATATCGTGAGTGGCAATTGAAAATGTACAATCGCTGGGAAGATACTCTGGAAGTAAGACTTGCAGGTATTAAGGCCGCGAGAGAAAAACTTGAAGAACAAATGAGTAGAGATACTACTACCGAAAATAATGGCTAACAACCCGCTTTTAAATCAAGTTGCTAATAGGAACTTTCTGTCTCCTATTGGTTTTAAGTTAAAGATACAGAAATGTCCAAAGGTAGATTTTCTTTCAATTGGATGTAATTTACCTGGCGTTACTTTAGGAAGTGCTGTACAATCAACATACCTAAAGGATATTGATGTACCTGGCGATAAATTAGTTTATGAAGATTTTCGTGTAAATTTTATAGTTGATGAGAACTTAGAAAATTATAATCAGATCTATAAATGGATAATGGGCCTTGGTTTTCCAGAGTCGCAACAACAATTTGTAGAACTAAAAACGGATGATAAGTATTATCCAGATGTATCAGATAAAGATAATCCCCTTGCAATGTATTCGGATGCAACCCTTCAAATTTTGAATAGTAACTATAGACCTCAATCTTATGTTAAAATAAAGGATGCATTTCCAACTAGTCTAACTGGATTAGAATTCAATGCTACTGACACTACTGTAGAATATTTCACAGCGTCAGTTATGTTCAAATATAGAATATTTGAATTATTAGACCAAGATATGAAACCTATGTAATTTATGAACCTTGATACAATTCAGGATATGTGGTCAAAAGACTCTGTTATTGATCCTGATGAACTACACAATGCTTCGCTTTCCATTCCAAATTTGCACTCTAAATACTTTCAGTTGTATAACGATCTGAAACTTCTAAGGGCTAAGGCCAAGAAGATACAACAATCGGTATATCACGAAAGGCATTTATATTATTCAGGAAAGGCAGAACCAGATGTTTACGTGAAAGATCCTTTTCCCATAAAAGTGAGAGAGAAGGATGCGTTGCAAAGATATTTGGATGCTGATACGAGACTGACTGATGCCGTACTCAAAGTAGAGTATTATGATGTGATGTTGAATTACCTTGAAGAAATAATCAAGACTATTCAAAACCGAACTTTTCAGATCAAAAACGCAATTGATTGGCAAAAGTTCATCCGTGGATACGACAGTTAAAATCTCAAAAAAGAATGAAACTTATCTGAAGATTCAAGCAGATCCTCATGTCTTCTATGAATTATCAGATTATTTTACCTTCGATGTTCCAGGCGCAAAGTTCATGCCTCAGTATCGAAGTAAATACTGGGATGGTAAGATTAGATTATTTAACACAGGCTCTGGTGAGATCTATGCTGGTCTAGTAGATAAAGTTGTTACTTTTCTAGATAGGCGTGGATATGAATATGAATTTGAACATAGTGAATACTATGGAAACCCCTATGAGGAGAACGAGATGGTTTCTCCTGAAGGGGTTTTTGATTATATGAATAAGATATCTAGTATTAAACCAAGACCTTATCAGGTAAAAGGTGTATATGATGCACTGAGGCAAAACAGAAGATTATTAGTATCTCCTACTGCTTCTGGTAAATCATTAATGATCTATACCATAGTTAGGTATATGATTGAGAAGGAAAATAGTGTTTTATTAGTTGTTCCTACTACATCACTTGTAGAACAGATGTATAAGGACTTTGAAGAATATGGATGGAACTCAGAAAAATATTGTCATAAAGTCTATTCAGGTAAAGAAAAATTTGATCCTAGACCTGTAACTATTACGACTTGGCAATCTGTCTATAAATTAGATCGTAAATTCTTTTCAAGATATGATTGTGTTATAGGTGATGAAGCACACCTATTTAAGTCAAAATCTTTAGTTAGTATCATGACAAAACTACGTGATGCAAAATATAGATTTGGTTTTACTGGTACATTGGATGGTACACAAACTCATAAGTGGGTACTAGAAGGTTTATTTGGCCCAACATATAAGATTATTAAGACTGATGAATTAATGGAAAAGGGTCATCTTGCAAAGTTAGATATTAAAATCCTTTTATTAAAACATGATCCCCAGATGTTTGATACTTATGAAGATGAAGTTCAATTTATTATTCAGAATGAAAAACGTAATAATTTTATTAAGAACCTTGCCTTAGATTTAAAAGGAAATAGTCTCATATTATACAGTAGAGTGGAATCACATGGAGCTGTACTATACGACTTAATAAATAATTCCGTAACTGATCGAGAAGTATTTTTTGTTCACGGTGGTGTGGACGCTCAAGAAAGAGAACAGGTCAGAGAAATAACCGAACAGGAGAACAATGCAATTATCATCGCTAGCTACGGCACTTTTAGTACTGGGATTAACATTAAGCGGCTGCACAACGTCATCTTCGCCAGTCCCTCCAAGTCCAGAGTTAGAAATCTCCAATCCATTGGCAGAGTCCTTAGAAAGGGAACAAACAAAGTAAAAGCAATCTTATATGATATTGCTGATGACTGTACTAAAGGTTCTCGAAAGAATTATACTTTAAATCATCTCATAGAGAGGGTTAAAATCTATAACGAAGAAAATTTTAATTATGAAATAATCCCTATACGAATGAATTCCTCATGACAAAAGATTCAGATACATATGCAATTATTAAATTAGTTAGTGGCGAAGAGTTATTTTCACAAGTAGCAGAGTTTTATGATGACGATATAAAGGCCATATTATTAATGGATCCATGTACAATGAGACAAATCGCCTCTCGCCGGGGTGGTAAATCTTATTATAAAATTGATAAGTGGGTCAAATTATCCGAAGAACAAGTCTACTGTGTTGAAATGAAACATATTATGTTCTACACTAGATGTATGGATACTCACGTAATCAACACCTATAGAAAGTGGGTCAAAGCCATAAATAATGGAATGGAAGAGCGTCAATACACGAAAGTTGGGGTATCTACATCAATGGGATATATATCTTCCGTCGAAAAGACTAGAGATTCTCTAGAAAAGCTTTTTAAAAAAGACAGCTAAGTATCCCTTGAACCCTTACAGAGTTATTCTACTGATTTAATCGGAGCTTGTCAAGGCCCCGATTTATTGGTATAATAACTTATGGTTATAATGTTCAAAAAATGACTGTCCTAATGGCTAAGAAAAGGCGATCAGAACATTACGTCAATAATAAAGAATTCCTTGCAGCTATTGTTGAATACAAAGTTGCGGTTCGGAAGGCCTTAGAAGCCGATAAACCGAAACCACGAATTACTAATTATCTTGGCGAATGTTTTCTAAAGATTGCAACACATTTATCATATAAACCGAACTTTGTCAATTATATGTTCAAAGACGATATGGTATGTGATGGTATTGAAAACTGTGTCCAGTATATTAATAACTTCGACCCAGAGAAATCTTCTAATCCTTTTGCTTATTTTACCCAAATTATCCACTATGCTTTTTTAAGAAGGATACAAAAGGAAAAGAAACAATTAGAAATTAAAACAAAAATTATTGAAAGAACTGGATATAGTGAAGTATTCAGTGATGATGGTAATTTTGCTGGTACAGAAAGTGATTATAATACCATTAAAGATAACATAAATTATCGTTATAATACTTGATGTTCCCTGTAACAATTATTGACAATTTTTTCTCTGATCCAGATAAAATTGTTGAGATGGCTCGTTCTCAAAAATTTTATAAAACGGATGAAGGTCAATGGCCTGGAAAGAGAACTCGTGAAATATCTCAATGGAATACAGATTTTTTTCTTTTTACTGCTTTAAAAATTTTAAAAACTTTCTATGAAAGTCCAGTTGAAAGTATTGATATGTCAATGACTTTTCAATTGATAAAACCATTTAAGGAAGATAGGAATAAAGGATGGATTCATAGGGATAATGATATGCAGTTTGGTGGTTTAATTTATTTAAACTCCACACCTGAACCAGATACAGGCACGACTTTATATGAGGAAAATGATGGTTATTCTTTGGTAGATAGAGAAACGAATAGTGTTAAAATAGATCATTACTTGGGTAGAGATATTCCAGATGAACAATATCAAATGGCCTATGACAGGATGAGATCTCAGTATACAGAAACTATAAAGGTAGAGAATAGATATAATAGATTACTTTTATTTGATGGTACAACTTATCATGGAGCTAATACATTTGGTTCTGATCAGGAAAGACTTACTTTAGTATTCTTCCTTAGATCATTATATGCTCCTATCCAACCTCTTTACAGATAATGAAAATTGCAGTAATAACTGACCAACATTTTGGCGCTAGAAAAGGATCGAAATTATTCCATGACTACTTTCTTGAATTCTATAATGAGATTTTCTTCCCTTATGTTGAGGAGAATAATATCAGTACTGTTATTGATATGGGTGACACTTTTGATAATAGGAGGGGGATTGATTACCCGTCTCTTGAATGGGCGAAGAAAAACTATTTCTCTCGTCTTAGAGAACTTGGTGTTCGTGTCCATACTCTTGTGGGTAATCATACAGCCTATTACAAAAACACCAATGATGTAAATGCAATAGATCTTCTTTTGAGGGAGTATGAAAATATAACTTGTTATTCAGAAGCAACAGAAGTTAAATTTGGAAGATTAAAAATTCTTTTTATACCGTGGATTAATAAAGAGAATGAAGAAAAGACATATGAACTAATAGGAAAATCCAAAGCAAAAGTGGCTATGGGCCATCTTGAATTGAAAGGATTCTATGCAAATAAATTTGTAGTCATGGATCATGGTGATGATCTTTCCGCATATAAAAATTTCAAACAAGTATTCTCTGGACATTATCATACAAGATCAACAAAAGAGAATATTAACTACTTGGGTAATCCATATGAGATATATTGGAGTGATGTAAATGATACCAGAGGGTTTCATATCTATGATACTGAAACTCTGGAGATGACTCCAGTTAATAATCCTTATAAGATGTTTCATCAAATATATTATGAGGATACTCCATATCAATTACTTGACACAACTCAATATACGGATAAAATAGTAAAGGTAATAGTTAGAAAAAAATCAGATCCAAAAGCCTTTGAGAAATTTGTAGATAAACTTTATAAATCTAATATTGCAGAATTAAAAATAGTTGAGAATTTTGATTTCTGTGGTTACTATAAGAAGGATGATTTTGAGGCCGAAGAGAGTGAAGACACTGTTTCTATATTAAATAGATATATTGATGAGTCTGAAATTTCTTTGGATAAATCACGTATTAAGGAAGTGCTAAGAACTATCTACACGGAGGCTTGTGAAGTAGTATGATGTGGATTCTTACTTTAAGAGGTAATGAAGACGATGGAGCATTTGCCGTTGAAAACGAACACGGTGATAGAACTTTATTACTTTTTGAAGAAGAGGATGATGCAGAAAGATATTCGATGATGAATGAAATTACTAATGAACATATGCCTAAATTAATTCCTACAGAAGTGGAAGATGATGTTGCCATTAGAGCGTGTGAGGTGTATGATTATCCATATTCCGTCATAACCTCGTCCGATCTTGTGATACCTATAAAATATGATACGGTTTAGAAATATACGTTGGAAAAATTTTCTTTCTACTGGTAATCACTGGACTGAAATAAATCTTGAGAAGAGTAATACGACATTGATTGTAGGCCATAATGGGTCTGGTAAATCAACGGTGTTGGATGCTCTTACTTTTGCATTGTTTAATAAACCATTTCGTAAAATTACTAAAGGTTTACTTATAAACTCTACCAATGAAAAGGATTGTTGTGTAGAGATATGTTTCTGTGTGGGTACGAGAGAATATAAAATAGTCCGTGGTATCAAACCTAATAAGTTTGAGATATGGGTAGACGGTAAGATGTTGAATCAAGATGCTGCGGCTAATGATCAACAAAAGTATCTTGAAAATAATATTTTAAAATTAAACTATAAGTCTTTTACACAAATTGTTATTTTAGGATCTTCTAGTTTTATTCCTTTCATGCAATTATCAGCTCCAGGCCGGAGAGAGGTAATTGAGGATATTCTTGACATTCGTATCTTCTCAACAATGAATACTATTGTTAAAGAGAAGATGCGTACCATTAGAGAACAGTTAAAAGTTCTTACTCTTAAGAAAGAATCTTTAGGTGATAAAGTCACCATGCAAAAAGAATTTATAGTGGAAATTGAGAGTAGAGGTAAAGATAATATTAAAGAGAAAGAGGATAAAATTAAGGTACTTCAAATTGAAGTTGATACTAGGATGGAACATAATGAAATTTTAGATTCTAATATTGATGATATTACTGAAAAACAAAAGAAGGTTATTGGGGCTGGTGATAGGTTATTAAAGCTTAACAATCTGAAAGGTAAGATCCTACAGAAGGTATCAACTCATACTAAAGAACATGATTTCTTTACGGATAACACGGTATGCCCCACTTGTACTCAAAGTATAGAAGAAGACTTTCGTTTAAATAGAATTGCTGACGTTCAAAGTAAGACAAGGGAACTCAAAGACGGTTTGAAAGAACTAGAAGAGACCATTAAATCTGAAAATAAAAGAGAACGTCAATTCAACAAACTAGCAAAGGAGTTAACTGACCTAACGCATGGCATTTCTCAAAACAATACTAGGATTTCTGGACTTCAACAACAAATCGGAGATCTGGGAACAGAAATTCAAACAATTACCGATAAATTACAAGACAGAAATTCTGAACATGAGAAATTAACGGTTTTACAAGAACAACTTAATAGTACATACGATAAATTAGTTCAGCAAAAGGAGGAAGGCCAGTACAAAGAGTTTGTTTATGATCTTCTCAAAGATGGTGGAGTTAAAGGAAGTATCATCAAAAAGTATCTGCCTCTAATAAATGAGCGGGTAAATAAATATCTACAGATGATGGATTTCTATATTAATTTCACCCTTGATGAGGAGTTTAATGAGAAAGTAGTCTCTCCTATACACGAGGACTTTTCTTATGCTTCATTCTCTGAGGGTGAGAAGATGAGAATCGATCTTGCCCTTCTCTTTACTTGGAGAGAAGTTGCTGCATATAAGAACTCTACAAATACCAATCTTCTTATAATGGATGAAGTATTTGATAGTTCACTGGATGGAACAGGAACAGATGAGTTCCTTAAAATCATCAGGTTTGTGGTAAAGGATGCAAATATATTTGTTATCTCTCATAAAGATGGATTACAAGATCAATTCATGGATATTATCCAATTTGAAAAAGTGAAAGGTTTTTCGAGGATGGTCAATGGAAAACAGTAAAGAACCCCATTGGGATATTGATGATATAAAAGATGCCTTCAGAGACGCCGCAGATGACTATAAGAGGGTCATGAAGGAGATGGAGGTTGCCAATGGTGATAGTATAGAAGAGTACACACATGACTCTGAGGGATGTTGAGAACACATACAGTCGCAAAGAAAAACCCTAAACACTTTCAAGAGTGGTCATGGGAAGAGACCCCCGAATTGTTAGCCGCACTGGAGAAACTCCATGAAAGTTCCAAACTGGCAGCATCACTCAAAGAAGGATGCAAAAAGAAAACTAAAACCACAGGCGTTGCGCCAAGCAAGAGCTAGACGCAACCAGTTGATAAAGTGTCTACTCAAGACCTCCGATCCTCGTCGGGGGTCTTATAATAGCCACATACAGATAATTACTCTATGACATCATCACGAGCAACGGTTCAAGAAATCAAAGGAAATCTAGCCAAACTTTTGGCTACTGAGAATCTAATAGTTGAACATCGTGTATGTGAAACTGCTCAATTTGATGTAGAACGCCGTGTATTAACATTACCAATATGGGTCAATCTTAGTAATACCGTATATGATATGTTGGTTGGACATGAAGTTGGTCATGCTCTTTTTACTCCACCAGAGGATCCTAAAATGGAAGCTCCTCAATCATATCTTAATGTTACAGAGGATGCTCGTATTGAGAAGTTGATGAAACGTAAGTTTCCAGGCCTTAATAAGTATTTTTATAATGGATACCATGAATTAATGGCTCGTGATTTCTTTGAGTTGGAAGGGATAGATGTTCAAGAATTAAATTTAATTGATCGTATCAACTTATGGTTTAAAGGTAATAAGGATATTCAGTTTACTGATGAGGAAATGATATATGTTTGCATGACTGATGTTTTAGAAACTTTTGAACAGGCTATAGAATGTGCTGAGTCTATTTGGGAGTTTTCTAAACAAGAACGTGAGAAGAGGAAGCAAGAACAAAAAGAAGAAAATATCAGTTCCTCTGATGGTCGTCCTGATTTAGGTCAGGATAGTACTGAGTATGAAGGTGAAGGTGAAGAAGAAGAGACGGAACAAGGATCTGGTGAGGATGATTTTGAGGATGGAAGAGGTTCTAATAATGTAAATCTTGAAGATATGATGGACATTGCTGATAATATTGAAGATGTATTGACTGATGAGAATCTTCAAGAAAAGTTAAAAGAACATGCTAAAAAACATGGCCTCAATCCTACATATACTGAGGTTCCTGAGATTAATTTAGATACTGTTATTGTTCCTAATCAACAAGTATGGGATATTAATAAAGAATATTGTAATGGTTATGATGATGATTATATGAGTGTAATGAGATCTGAGTTTAATGAATTTAAAAAATCAGCCCAAAAGGAGGTAAGTTACCTTGTCAAAGAATTTGAGTGTAGGAAATCAGCTGCGGCTTATTCTCGTGCTACTACTAGTCGCACTGGGGTTCTCGATACAACGAAGCTTCATACTTACAGATACAACGAGGATCTTTTCAAGAAGATAACAAATATACCTGAAGGTAAGAATCATGGATTAATCTTTGTATTAGATTGGTCTGGTTCTATGAGCCATGTATTACAAGATACTGTAAAACAATTATTAAATTTAGTATGGTTTTGTAAGAAAGTTCAAATTCCTTTTGATGTCTATGCCTTTACTCAAGAATGGTTCCGTCAAGATCATACTGGTACAATGTATATGGGTTATGATCACAAATCTTACTATGAGAGTCCACATCAAGAACCTAATGAAGGAGATCTTATAGTAGATAAGACTTTTAATCTTCTTAACTTCTTAACTTCTAAAACAAGATCAAAAGATTTTGAAGAACAGTGTTTCCAATTGTGGTATCTTTCTAGAAATCCACGAGGTAAATTATCATTATCTGGTACTCCATTAAATGAATCCATAGTTTGTCTTCATAAAATAATTCCACAATTTAAAAAACAGAATGGTGTGGAGAAAGTGAATGTTACTATCCTTACCGATGGTGAATCAAGTAGTATTCCTTCTTATAAGTGGACTGATAATGATTACTTCGATGAAGCATATTGGGGATCACAATCATGCCGTGTTGGTACAGTTATTCGCAATCCTAAGAATGGCCGTACATATACAGTAGGTGAAGAGTATACAAGTTTTACAACATCTTTATTAGAACATCTTCAAGATTGTTTTCCTGAGATTAGTTTGATTGGTATTAGATTACTTGGATCTAGTGAATTTAGAAGATTTATTGGCCAACATTATACTACTACTGAAGAGTTTGATAGGAAAACTGCTGAGTGGAAAAAGACTAAATCTACTTCTCTTGATAATGCTGGGTATCAAAAATATTTTGCATTAAATGCTAAAACTCTATCAAACGAATCGGAGTTTGAAGTACAGGAAGATGCCACTAAAGCTCAGATCCGTAGTGCTTTTAGAAAGTCTCTTACCAGTAAGAAGCTAAATAAAAAAGTATTATGCCAGTTTGTTGAATTGGTTGCTTAATTATGGATAGGTTAGTAAGGAACTCTTATACAAAAGTTGATGGAGATTGGGTAGTTACTAAATCTACTACTCTTGTCTATCAGAAGGTTCCTTATACCTATGGATATGTAGAATTGTTAAAACAGAAAATACAAGATGTATTAACTCCAGATCTTCTCACTAAAAAATATAGGAAGATAAACGAGACAAATCCTTTATATGGCCATTGTTATCATTCAACTCAGGCCATGTATTATCTTTTAGATTCTGATACTTTAGTTTCTTATAGTGGTAAGGATTGGAGAGGAGAAGATCACTGGTGGTTGACAAACTCGGAGGATGGATATATAATTGACGTTACTGCCGATCAGTATTATTCTATCGGTGAAAAACCACCCCACGATGTAGGGAAACCAACAAAGTGGTATGGGTGGAAGGGCCGAGTTCATAAAAGAACAATGGTTCTTATGCAAAAAATTCAAAGCGACGTTGCTTTCTTTGAATAATTCTCATAGTATCCTTTTAACTATGCCAAAAAAAGTAAATACATTATACCCAATCGAAAACGATTGGAAATCTCTTAGTGCGACCTTACGCAATAAGATTGATGCAGGTGTCATAATAGCTGGAGAATCAGTCCAGAAGTATTATGATATCGAAGATATGCCAGCAGTACTGCGAGATGCCGCAGATGCTATGGAGCGTGGAAGTAAAGTAATCTTTATTCCTCAATTCGAGACAGAGAACTTCATGCAGGGGTTCATGTATCGACCTTCAAGAGGCCAAAAGATTGACGCCTTCTACAATCGTACATTCTATCCTAAGCACTTTGCTAACTTGTTTGATTCAGGTTACGATCCTGTACTTGCAGGTATTGGTGACATTCTATATGATGCAAGAAATGATGAAGTTGTTAACTTCGATGCACGACATAGAACAGTCGGAAACATCGCGGCTAGGGAAGCGAATCAGGTTCCTGAGAACCAGTGGTTCAACTGTATCATGATTAAGAAAGATGCTTGTAAGAGCATCGATGCACAGAAAGTTGCGTGTACATATTTCCGTGCAAAAGCTGAGACTCCAAAAGCACTTACTCCAGAAGAGAAGTTTGCTACAGCAGTTCGTTCTTCCGATGAGAACGCTCTACGTGTATATGCTGGACTAGAACTATCTGGTCTACATATTGGAAACCAGTACTTAACTGAACTCCAGAAAGAACACCATGATCCACGGAAGATCAATGGTATCTGGCAGTTATCCAAAGATTACTCTACGGTTAAGGCCACAAGTCTTAACAAGAACTTGACTAATGCAGTTGAGTTATTACGTAATTCTTGGAACCAGAATGAAGGTGCTGAGTTCTCTGTATACTTGGTCATGGGTGTATGTTACCTCTTACAGAAACGTAACGTATTTGGTCAACAATTCCCATTTGTGCCTGCTATCTTAGTACAGGCTTTGAAATGGAAGAATGAACAGATTGGTTTTACTCCTAAGAACTATCTTTCTCCACGGGCTAATGGTAAGGCAGCTGAGAGTGTTGCTTTCCACTTGCTACGTGTATATAATGAGTATGCACAGCATCTCTTTGAAAGTGAGAATGAAATTGTTGATGAGATCTCAATCTCTGAATTTGTAAAACTACCTAACGACTTCCTAGCACAAGTTGGTGCTCCAATCGAAGATGACGTTCAAGATGAAGATTATTCTGATATCGAAGATGCTCTTGAAGATGTGGGAGTAGAAGAACTAGAGACAGTTCAATAAGCTGCACAAGACCCCTTCACTGGGGTCTTTTTTTGTGTATAATTATTATATACATAACTAATTGACTTAAATGATTCCTGCTGATCTTGTAAACTCTCTAAGAGATACTTATGGTACTCGTGTTACTACTGGAGATATTAGAGCCTTCTGTGCAATGAAAGGCCATAGATACCAAACAGTAACAAAGAGACTAGAGAGTTATAAGGTTAAGCGTGGTGTATGGGAATTGACAGTAAAAGAAGCTAGACAACAATTAGAAAAAACAGTATCAACAACTACTGTAGAGAAAAAAAATTTAGTACCGTCATCCGATAATACCTTTGTCAAGTTTGGTAATTTCAATGATATAAAGAAGATTATTTCTTCACGTAGATTTTATCCTGTATTCATTACTGGACTCTCTGGTAATGGTAAGACAATGGGTGTAGAACAAGCATGTTCACAAATAAATAGAGAGTTAATACGTGTAAATATCACAATAGAAACAGATGAAGATGATCTTATTGGTGGTTTCCGTCTCATTAATGGTAACACTGTTTGGCATAATGGCCCAGTCGTTGAAGCTTTGGAGAGGGGAGCTGTACTCCTTTTAGATGAAATAGATCTTGCATCTAATAAGATTCTTTGTTTACAATCTATCCTTGAGGGTAAAGGTGTATTCCTTAAAAAGGTAGGTCGTTATGTGAACCCAGCTGCTGGATTTAATGTTATCGCAACTGCAAACACAAAAGGTAAAGGTTCTGAGGATGGTCGTTTTATTGGAACTAATGTTCTTAATGAGGCTTTCTTAGAAAGATTTCCAATTACTTTAGAACAAGAATATCCATCTTCTAAGATCGAACAGAAAATTTTGGAGAATCAATGTAGTGATGCAGTTTTCTGTAAGAGACTTACAGATTGGGCTGATATTATTCGTAAAACATTTTTTGAAGGTGGAGTTGATGAAATTATATCAACTCGTAGATTAGTACATATTGTTCAGGCCTATAACATATTTGGTGATAAGTTAAAAGCTATTAAAGTATGTGTTAATCGTTTTGATGATGAAACCAAACAATCCTTTTTAGATTTATATGATAAAGTTGATGAAACAGTTGACATCCATACCGAGGAAGTGGTATGATAAATTCATGGAGCCTATTACATGATGTGCTTAATGGAACAATTGACAAGGAGTACCCTATTATGAAGGATACGAAAATTACCCCACAAGAGAGTGATGAATATGATATTCCTCACTCTGATGCTTATTATGATTATAAGCGTAATGATCCAGATAGGGAAAACCCATTCACTGATCCAAAGGACAGAGAAAGAGCTGAAAGTGTTGTTAATGCATCAAGATCAAAAGATATAGATTTAGATAAAGAATTAGATTGGATAGAAAAGAGTGGTGGATATGAGTGGACGCCTGGTAGTCCTTGGCCACCTAATGTAGAACTTGCTGATGTTGATGATAGATCAGCACATCATTTTAATTACCCTTATAATAGTGGTTTTGAAAATGAATCACTTAATACTGATGAAGCCCATCCTTGGGTCTATGAATCACCTGATGGTGGTAAAACAGTAACAAGAAGAAAACAAGGATCTTTGGAGAAAGAAGTTATCAAAAAACCAGAACCAGATTTAGGGTATAAGTCCCAAAAGTATCAAGAAGATAAAGGTCTTAAGGATCTTAAAGATTATGTTTCTTCAACATACTCTGGACATTATACTTCAGAACAAAACAGTACACAGACTTTAGATCTTATTCAGTCTGTAGGTGATGCAGAGTCCTTCTGTCGTTCTAATGCCATTAAGTATCTTGCGAGGTATGATAAGAAAGGATCAGCAAAACGTGATATACTAAAGGCAATGCACTATTGCTTACTTCTTTATTATTTTAGTGGACAAACAAATGAAAATGAAATCCAACGTGGCTATGAAACTTTCTAACAACACAACAAACATCCTTAAGAATTTCTCTCAGATTAATCAGTCTATTCTTATTAAACAAGGTAATAAGTTAAAGACTATTTCTGTAATGAAAAATATTCTTGCAGAGGCCGAGGTTGAGGAAGACTTTGAACAGGACTTTGCGATCTATGATCTAAATCAGTTCCTTAGTGGTCTCAGTCTTTATGATGCACCTGATCTAGATTTTGGTGAATCATATCTTACAATCCGTGATGGCCGTCGTAGAGCTAAGTATTTCTTTGCAGATCCATCTGTCATTGTATCTCCACCAGAAAAGGAAATTACATTACCCACTAGAGATGTTTGTTTCACCGTTGCAACTCAACAGTTAGATAAACTTCTTAAAGCTGCATCAATTTATCAGGTTCCTGATTTATCTGTTATTTCTCGTGATGGTAAGGTTCTTTTGATAGTACGTGATAAGAAGAATGATACTTCTCATGAATTCAGTGAAGAAGTTGGTGAGACTTCAGAAGAATTCTCCTTTAACTTTAAGGTAGAGAATATTAAAATTATTCCTGGCGCTTATGATGTTATAATCTCCAGTAAACTTCTTGCGGAATTTACAAATAAGAATACGGATCTTAAGTATTACATTGCACTAGAACCAGATTCCACTTTTGGTTAATGGATTCTCAAATTGTATGGTCTATAATATGGATGATGGTGATACTTCTTATTGGAGTATCCTATTCAATCTATTGGATATTTACATATGATGATTAAGTTATGGAGGATATGGAAGTATGCACTGGGTAGTTTCTCTGACGAAAAAACTAAACGATACGACAATCACGTTGTTCTGGTACGTACTTTTATTTTCATTTCTTATCTCACTACTAACTTTTTTATTATTAGCGGAGTAATCCGTCATTGGAATGATTAAATGAGAGATGAATTTCTATGGGTCGAAAAATATCGCCCTAAAACGGTTGATGACTGTATACTCCCAGAAACTACTAAGAAGACTTTTAAAGACTTTTTAGCGAAAGGGGAGATACCTAATTTACTTCTTGCAGGCCCTGCTGGTTGTGGTAAGACCACTATAGCTCGTGCTTTATGTGAAGAGTTGGGTTCGGATTATATTATAATTAATGGATCGGATGAAGGAAGATTCCTAGATACAGTTAGGAATCAAGCCAAAAACTTTGCTTCTACAGTATCACTCCAACAGAGTAATACTCACAAAGTCGTCATCATTGACGAGGCCGATAATACAACTCACGATGTTCAACTCCTCCTCAGAGCCAACATTGAGACCTTCTATAAGAATTGCAGGTTTATATTCACATGCAATTACAAGAACAAGATCATTGAACCGCTCCATTCAAGGTGTGCCGTCGTTGACTTCACAATCAATGGAGGATCGAAACCCGCAATCGCTGCTGCTTTCTTCCAACGACTTAACGACATCTTGGACAGTGAACGGATTGAAGCTGATAAGAAAGTCTTACTCGAACTCATCAATAAACACTTCCCAGACTGGAGAAGAGTCTTAAATGAGTGTCAACGATATTCTGTTGGTGGTAAGATAGATAGTGCCATTTTAGCCGAGTTCTCTGACGTTAAAGTAAATGACCTTATTAAGAACCTTAAAGAGAAAAACTTTTCTGAAGTACGTAAGTGGGTCAACAGTAATCTGGACAATGATCCTTCTGTACTTCTTAGGCGTGTTTACGATGGTCTTACTACATCCGTGGACGGCCCTAGTCTCGCTGCTGCTGTCCTCATTATTGCTAAGTATCAGTATCAGATTGCCTTTGTGGCGGATCAGGAAATTAATCTCATTGCTGCTTTGACTGAGATTATGGTTGAATGTAAATTCCGATGAGAATGAACAATGAAACTAAACTGGTGTTTGCTCTTGAACATGTTGCACACCTTGAAGATCTTATAGAAGGTAATGAGTATGAACATTACTTGGAACAAAGTCTATCAACTATGAAGTATGAGTTTGAAAGACAATTATCAAATGAAAGACACCGCAAAGAGAGGAAGAATGCCAATTTATAGAGACTATGAGATTCGTATTAATCTCAATGAATTAATTGAGAAAAGAATCCCAGCGTGTAATCTTACACATAAAGATCATTGTCTAACTGAATCTCAGATAGCAGATATTGCCCATGATATAAACATGGATTTGAATCTGCATCCTATCTACGAACAGATAGACAAACATATAATGGCCTATGTTAATGCGGCCAATATTGATAACTCAGAACACTGGGTAGAAGAAAAGTTACCCGATCTTAATGGCAGGGATTTTAATATTGATGAACGATCAATTGACTTTGATTAATTATGGCAATCTACAGAACAAATGAGATCAGAATTGATCTTAATGAACTAATAGCAATTCGTTCATCATTCATAGGTGAGGAATTATCTGAAGGGGATGTAGAACAACTTGGGGATACCCTTAAGTATAGTCTCACTTTTGATACAATATATGGGATGGTGGATCAGGCAATTCTTGAGTATCTCGATAAGGATGAGAATCATTATGGTGAGATACAACCTGAACCTGGCCGTGAGGCTATGTTGAATGAGATTGAAAAGAATAAGAAACAATTTGAAATGGTTGATTTAGTATCACCATCATGGACAATCCAAGTACCAAGGAGGAAGAAATGAGAGAAGCATTTCTAGAACTTTTAAAGACATATGCTTTAAAAAGAGGTAAGTTCAAATTATCATCTGGTAGGAATAGTAATCATTATATAAATTGCAAACCTGTTACCCTAAGTGGTGAGGGTCTTCGATATCTTTGTCCAATGCTCCTTCAGTGCATCGAGGAAGGGTCTGTGGCGGTTGCCGGCATGACAATGGGTGCAGATCCCTTAGTGACTGGTGTTACCATATGTGCAGGTTTTAATAAACAAAAAATGGATGCTCTTATAGTTCGTAAAGAACCTAAAGGTCATGGTACAGATGCATGGATTGAAGGCCCAACATTACCTAAAGGATCTGTAGTAACTGTATTAGAAGATGTTATTACAACTGGTGGATCTTCTATTAAAGCTGCAGACAAATTAAGAGATATGGGTTATACTGTTAATCGTATAGTTTCTATAGTTAATCGTCAAGTCAATGGAGAAGCCGATTCTGCTATGGAAGAAGCTGGATTAGAACTAATCAGTATCTACAGTATAGAGGAATTATTGCATGATTCTGAATGAAATTGATGCGGAATATGCCGCAAATATATTCATCGATTACTTTTCTAATATGGATCGTATTGATGAATATCTTCGTAATGTAAAGATTGAGAGAGTTCTCAGTCGTAGTCCTCTTTCTCAGTTCTATGAGGAGGAGGATACTCATGGTATGTTTACTTCCTTTGATATGCATCCAGAGGATATGGATATTGGTTGTTATGAAGCTAGAGATCTTAAGAAGACTAGTGGAAGGGTTTCTGGTATCAGATCCTTGAGAGAGTTTAATGAGAAATTACAGATCACAACTTCACATGCAATCGAAGATTCTGTGCCTGGAAAATCTCTTAAGTGGATGGTAGTTGAGAAGAATACTAATACCATTCTGGGTTTTTGTAGGTTTGGTTCTCCAACTATTAATTCTAAACCACGTAATATATGGTTAGGTACTACTCCAGATCTGACGATATTTAATCGTCATGCCATCATGGGTTTTATTATTGTACCTACACAACCATTTGGATACAATTATCTTGGTGGTAAATTATTGGCCATGTTATGTTGTAGTCATGAGGTTAGAGAGATATTAAATAGAAAGTATGATGCAGATATTTGTCATTTTGAGACTACATCTCTTTATGGTTCTACCAAGAGTTCATCTCAGTATGACGGTTTAAAACCTATCATGAGATACAAAGGTCTTACTGATAGTAATTTTACACCATTACTTCATGATAATATTTTTACGGAGTTAAACAAATGGTTTATAGAACGGAACAACGGAGAAACTCTAGTCAAGAAAGACGCATCGAGTCGCAAGTTAAAAACACAACAACGGATGATAGCTATCATCAAGAAGAACTTAAGTTCTCAAAAGGGTGTGGAATTCCAGACTGCGATTGCAAATGCAACAGCACTAACTGAGAAGAAGAGAACATATTTTTCTGATTATGGTTTTTCAAATGTCCGTGAGGTTTTACTTGGTGAAGATAAACAACTTGTAGAGAATCCTCAAAACTTTGATAAGTTCTATATGGAGTCTGTTATACAGAAATGGAAAAAGATGGCCTCTAAGAGATATAACAAACTTAAATCTTCTGGTAATTTAAGAACAGAATTGGAAGTTTGGACTAAAGATATGGACATTCAAATTATAAGATAATGGAACTTAAACAGTGGCTTAATTCTATCAATCTAGTTAAGAATGATTTGATGGAAGAGGATCCTGATAACATACGTCAGTTTTCTCCTTTTATTATAAACAAGTGCATGTCTGGTCACATAGACACGGTAATGATTGCGAATGAGATGAACCTCAATCATGGCCTTGATAAAGATATGCAATATAGATTTTATCTAAATAGTGTGAGAAAAAGGAAGAGATATTCTCCCTGGCTCCGAAAGGATAAAGTCAAGGATCTTGATGTGGTTAAATCATACTATGGTTATAGTAATGAAAAAGCCCAACAAGCCCTCCGCATTTTATCACCAGAACAAATTGACTACATTAAATCTAAACTTGAAACTGGAGGAAAAAAATGACTGTAACGGAACCTGAAATCCGTTGGTCGCCCGATCAGATGGTCGAGGTAGTACTCAAAGAACCAGATGATTTCTTAAAGGTGAGGGAGACTCTAACAAGAATTGGAGTAGCATCCAGAAAAGAGAAGAAGTTATATCAATCTTGCCATATTCTTCATAAGCAAGGTAAGTATTTTATAGTTCACTTTAAAGAACTATTCGCATTAGATGGCAAGAAGGCCAACCTAACAGTTAATGATGTCCAACGTAGAAATAGAATCACCAATCTTTTAAGTGACTGGGGCTTAATTGATGTTGTTAGTGGAGATAGTGTTGCTGATGTTGCTCCATTAAATCAGATCAAAGTTCTCGCCTATAAAGAGAAGAATGATTGGGCATTAGAAACTAAGTACAATATCGGTAAGAAGAAGAAGGCGGAGGAGTCTTAATGGATTATAATGTTATTACGTTATTTCCTAAGACTCTTGCTATATCACCAAACCCAATATTAGAAATATCTAAAGAGGATTTAGACTATATTAATTCTCTCGAATTTGTTAATAATGAGGGTAATCAAGTTAGCAGTTCTATTACTGTCTTAGAAGATGATTACTTTGAAAATTGGCATGGGAAGATAACATCACAGATTGAGTATTTTACAAGAGATATACTCAAGATTCCAAGTACAGTTGGTTGGAGAGTAACTACTTCTTGGGTTAATAGAACTAGAGTTGGTGGATACCACCATTGGCATAATCATCCCAATTCATTTATTTCTGGTATCATTGCATTAACAGATAATAATAGAGTTGAGTTTGCTAGTTCTTGGCCTATATTTCCAGGCTGGATGCCTGATTACGATGAGATTAATATTCACAATGCAGAGAATATGAGTATGACTATGCAGACAGCTGGAACGATGTGTTTGTTCCCATCTTCTACGATGCACAGTGTACCTAGATTTATTCCTGCTGAAGAAGATGCTGTTAGGTTATCATTATCATTCAATTTAATAGCTGATGGGCCTTTCTGTACTAGAGGAGTTAATTCTCTTAACATTTAGTACGGTATATACGATATCATTATTAGAAGGATCTCTTATAATTAGTTACGTCGCCGAAAGGGACAACAAAACACAAACTCGCTTTTAAAGGAGCTACTATTATGGGAAACCTAATAAGGTATCGTGCTGCCGATCTGCCCGAATTAATGGATCGGATTTCCAAAAACAGCATAGGAATGGATGATTATTTTGATCGTTTCTTCCAGATGGGAGACATCAACAATAACTATCCTCCATACAATCTAGTACAGATTGATAACATTAAATCTAGATTAGAAGTTGCACTGGCAGGATTCAACAAGAAAGAGATAACAGTTTACACAGAGTATGGTAAACTAATTGTTGAAGGTAAGAAGGAAGATAAAGAAGAAGAACAGTATCTACATAGAGGACTTGCACAAAGATCCTTTAAGAGGGTTTGGTCTATGTCCGATGATACTGAAGTTAATAATGTTGTCTTTAAAGACGGTATGTTAGTTGTGGATCTTGGAAAAGTTATTCCAGAACATCATACTCGTAGGGATTACCTTTGAAGAAGTTAATCCCAGCAGATGATCCTTTACTACATGGAAAAATAAAGAAGTGTAGTTATGATTTAGATCGTCATGAACTATCTAAAACATTAAGGGAAAATATGGCTCACCACAATGGGGTGGGCCTTTCTGCTAATCAGATTGGAATATGTGAGAGAGTATTTGTAATGGTTTCGGATATGGAAACTCAAGAAACTATTACGTGTTTTAATCCTAAAATATTAAAAGAATCTAAAGAAAAAATACTATTTGAGGAAGGATGTCTTTCTTTTCCTGACATATTTCTAAAGATAGAAAGGCCTAGTTCTGTTGTTGTTAAGTATGAGGATGAAGAAAAACATATACATAAGGTTAAGATGAGTGGTTTCATAGCGAGGATATTCCAACACGAATATGATCATATGGAAGGCATCGATTTTACACAAAGAGTAGAAAATGAAAGATTTTAAGATTCCATTTGCAGTTGTATCATTCCTAGCAGTTCAGTTAGGTGGTGCAGTATGGTGGTCATCACAAATTGATGGCAGAGTTAACACTCTTGAAGAAAAGAGTCTTAATATTGCTCAAGAGAACCGCAGATATATTAGAGAGGTTATCATGCCTTCATATAATATAAGTGATGGGTGGAATAACCCACACTATGAAGCATGGTTAAAAGCAGGTGGATGGAAGACTTCAAAATAACCCCTTGCCATCTTTCCCAACGTGGTATATAATTCCTATGTTGGGCCGACGGGTTCGACATGGGAGTGACTGAATAAACTTTCTGGCATATAGCTGGTTAAGGTGATGAGACACAGGTGGTGCTGCTTCCCCCAAGGAAGAATCGACATACCAGTCGGGTCTTAGACAGAGATGAATTTACTAACTGTAGTAATGCCCGTCTCTTGTTGGTAATACAGAAATCCAACCTCCCACCCAATACAACACAAAAATACGGAGAATACGTATGTCATTTGCTTCTTTAAAGAAGTCCTCTTTCCAAGATCTACTTGCTAAGGCAGATAACCTTAATAAGTCCGAGGCCAAAGGTCCCGATGAGCGTCTATGGAAACCAGAGGTAGACAAAGCAGGTAATGGTTACGCAGTAATCAGATTTTTACCAGCACCCAATGGTGAAGACCTACCATGGGCACAAGTTTGGACACATGCCTTCCAAGGACCAGGTGGATGGTATATTGAGAACAGTCTAACGACTTTAGGCAAAAAGGATCCTGTTTCTGACTTGAACAGGGAACTCTGGAATTCTGGTGGCGAAGGTTCTCCACAGAGAGCACAAGCACGTAACCAGAAACGTAAGTTAAACTATTACAGCAACATCTACGTTGTTAAGGATAGTGCAAACCCTGAGAATGAGGGTAAAGTCTTCTTATACCGTTATGGTAAGAAGATCTTTGATAAGGTGATGGAATCAATGCAACCTGCATTTGAGGATGAGACACCAGTAAATCCTTTCGATCTATGGAAGGGTGCTGACTTCAAACTCAAGATCACTAAGGTAGCAGGTTTTTGGAATTATGATAAGTCTGAATTCGATACTGCATCTACTCTAGGTGGTTTCTCTGACAAAGAGTTAGAGGGTGTCTGGAAGCAAGAGCACAGTCTAGCAGCATATACTGCTGATGATCAGTTTAAGTCTTATGAGGAACTCAAGGAACGTCTTGATAGAACTCTTAAGGCATCATACAAACCTGATCCTGAGACAGTCGATGAGGAAGTTGAAATTCCTACTGCACGTCGCACCACTGATGAACCAGTCAAGGTTGCGAGTGGAGACGATACATTATCTTACTTCGCTAAACTAGCAAACGAAGATTAAGTTTAGTATATAAACTAAGAGACCCCTCTAGAGGGGTCTTTTTTTATGACATGCTGAGTGAATCTGCTGTTATTCCTATATCAAGCATACCTGCCTTCTGTATTCGTATGAGGTATGCTTCAACAAAGTCCTCAATAAATTCTGGTTTGACTAACTGTATACGTTCCTTCTCTGCATTCACTGATTCTTCAAACTGATAGAATGAACGTGAC